ACTGGGCGAATATAAAAAACAGAGGTGTGCACCCTCTGCAATTTATCGGATGTTATAAGCACCCTGCCTCTTCAAATGCTTTTTGTAGTTTAGGAGCTTGAAGTGCTATCCAGTCAACTATCTCTTCATTTCTTGCCCATTCTGAACTTACATCAAGCCCGGATTCATATAAAAAGGCGTGTACAATCTCATGTCTTAACACCTTCTTTTTATATAAATTGGGATTGGCAACTGTTTCCGAAGTTGGTTCAAAGTCATCAATTACAATTTCCTTTGAATAAAATTCACATATGCCGTCTGCATGTTCTAGCTTGGTAGTTTCTTTTCCCTTTTGCCCCTTGATGCTATATTCTGTCCCAAGTATATTTACCTTGTCCTTTAATTCTAAAGATTCCATTGTCCCTCCTTTTCTTTGCATGCAAAAAGCAGACCGCTTGGCCTGCTTTAAAATCCAACTATTACTTAACGTTTTGAGTCTATTACTCCTCTTCACCTTTTCCATCATCATAATCATCACATGCATCTAAAACGCGATCATATATCAATTGTGCACCTTCCCCAATCTCGTTATAGAACTCCATCTTTTTATCAAAACCATAGCATAGAATCATGTCATCAAGAGCATCAAGGTATTTCCTAATATCAGTACGTTCCAATTTAATTGCTGCTAGCTCAGACCATTCCTCTACATGTGGTTTTAAAAATTCTTGTTCTTCACTGCTTATTTCTACAACAATCATATCCCTCTATCCTTTCTGTTAGTTTGTACTAGTATCCCAGTTTTAGGATTATATGTAACTTGGCATCCTGAGCCTATCAACACTATAGTGTCTTTATGACGTTCGGACTTTTTCTCTTTTCCATTAGTTATACAAGCTTTTAATTGCTCAACACTAACACCTGCTCTATTATATTCTCTATCCAAAGCAGAACGCCCAATCATTCTGCCGACAAAATGAGAGGAATAATCCATAATCTCGATATTCTGCGGCGTCTTTAGCCCCATAATCTGCTCTTCAATCTGACGTGCTGTTTCTCTATATACAAGAAACCCAGTTAGTGGGGAAAACTCAGCTTTATTAACAGCCAACACATATTTTTTGAAAATCTTGTACTCAGGAGGGTTATTGTACTTCATGTCGTAATAGCTTGCAAGTGTTTTTCTCATCCCTTGACCTTCAAGTGAATAAGCTTCACGAAAACGTTTGTAATATTTTCTTGCCTCCCATTGAGATTTACCGGCTTCACTTTTTCCAAAACCTGCTACTATCATACGGTCATGCTGTGATGGCATGCCTGTCTGATCTTCCAGGTTCTTCAATTTTTCCATATATGATCGCATCTTTACACTGGATTCTGTTGTATCAAGTCCTGCAGCTTCTTGCATTAGGTATTCTCGTTTCCATCTCCTCCGAGCTCTTTCGTAATACCTCTGCATCTGAGATACTTCATACTCTGTATATTTCTTGCCATTGTATAAGTAATCCTTAGCTACATATTCGGCCAACATCTCATCGCTATAAGCAAGAGTTGATAATCCAGGATAGAACGGATGGAAATTGTGCCTGCAATTATATCCGCACAACCCTGGTCCTGTTCCGTACCCTGTAGCTTCATAGAAGTTAGGGTATCCCGGTTCCTTACCATGTAGTTTAAACACCTTGCCTTGCCACACCTCATGTTCAGGACGCGCTCCGGCATGTGCTGTCGTTTCCACGTATTCGCTATCCACATCTTCCGCTCTTGCAAGCTGCATATCTCCAGCTGTCTGATTAATACCGGTCACAATAGCTCTTCTAGCTGCCACTTCTATATTATCAACACGCCCTGAAGGATACCTTACTGACTCAATCCCTTTTTCAGCTAATGCCTTGATTGCATTCCTTATTGCTGTCTCTGTATCAAAAGCTCCAGATATTACTTGCATATATGCTTGGTCAAGTATCTTGCTAAACTGTTTGGATGCATTAGCTGCAGTACTTCTCGTGAGATTGCGAAAAGCTTTTGCTGTTCGTCTATATCCGGAATTCATCACAGCTATCAGAGATGGACTAGCTTCCAGTGGTGGGCATTTCTTTCCTGCAATTGTATGAATCCGATCATCATTAGCTATTGTTTCCATCCCTGCTTCTTTCATGAGTTCCTTGATTTCTTGAATGCTTCTACCTGTAAGCTGAGACAGTCTCTTGTTTATCTCTGCCTCAAACATACCCATAGCTTCGAGTTTCCTCTTCTGCCACTGTGCAGCAGGGATATAGAAATCATATGTGGATATACGCCTTGCCATGTCGGCCAATATTGCTTCCTCTGTTTCTCTATATAGTTCAAGCAATCCTTCTGGTGCTTCATGTAAGAATTCCGGTGTAAGCATACATCCTCCTTAACTATCGGCTGCTTTATTTTTGATTAAACCCAAATGGATCCTCTTCATAATTACTTTCAGGAATATTAGCTTTTGCTGTGTCATCACTTTCGCCATACCACTTAGCTCTATACTCCCATTTATTCATAATGCCTTCTCTTACATCCTGCATGTCTTGAGCCCTTTCAGATGCACTATCAGTAATGAAGCTATCTCCAAGGTCTATTTCAATCTTTGTTTCTGGATCTACCGTGCCACCTCCAAGCTCTTTCTTTACCCATAGGATTGATCTGATAAGTGATTCAAGTGCATCTTTGACAATAAGAGAGTGTTTCCCTGTATTTCTAGTCAAATCTTGACGTCCACCAAGATATTCTGTAGCGGTTACCTGAACAGATCCTGTACCACTGTTGAAGTGATAGAACTTTGTCCCCAGTCCGCATTTAAACGATAGTAAATCTAGTTGAGCCTGAACCCCCTCTACGTTCTCTGATACTCTGAGAGATGGATTGTGTTCCTGAATAAACTTCTTTGTGCCGTCATCATCTATCAGGTCATCACCTGTTTCCACAAATAGCTGCTGTGCTACATCATCAGGAGTAATAGTCTCTCCTCTTTCATTTCTACGAATAATACGGCTATTCATGAATACCTTTTTGCCTCCAAGCTTGAAGTCCTTGTTGAAATTGTTGTAGGCAAGGTCTACCCCTTCAAGATTATCTAGCGCATTTGCAAATACGGAAATGCCTAGTGGCGAACCTGGAGATATGTTGTTCTCGATATTTGGCATAACGATAGAAAACAGAGGAACATTTCCCCCTGTTGTCATTTTTTCAAGTATTCCTTCTGGGAGCTCTTGCTTTATGAGGCTACCCTCTTCAGCTTTGAAGTACTCGTTTGTAATTACATACTGTCCGTCTATCAGTCTGTGAGTTTCAAGGTATATCATCTTCTCACCTAGCTGCAGCACCTCAGATGCAAATACAACCTCTGTTATTTTACCTGCATGTACAGACAGAGGGATGATGTGGTCTGCAGATAGGTATTCGATCCTAATGTCTGTGTTAGGACTTGGGGTTATCTTATTGTTCCTACCGAGCTTTATATTTTCGGCTCTTAACACGAATGCACCTGTACCGAATGCAAAGCTCTTTTCTATCAGTCGATTACCTTGCTGGCGGAAGGCATTGTTTCTAAGTACACCCTTGAATATATCTTTCTTAGCCTTCTTAGTCTCTTTTTCCTCTTCAGTATCATCCTTTTCTCCGAGTATGTATGTCTCGGATGCTTCATCATCGATGGCAATGTGTAGCTCGTCATTCAGTAGTCCTGATGCCCAGTCTTCGCATACCTGCTTTGCCATCTTTAATGTATAGAGTTTGCGCTCTTTCTTCTTGCCATCTAACCCTACCTCTGCAAAGGTATGGAATGGAGCATAATAGCCCATCCACCAATCTCTCCATATCGATATATTCTGGTAATAGCTACTATCAAGTTGTATGTCGTACTTTTTGTTCAAGTAATCAATAACGGTGTTTATATTCATCAGTTACTCCTTTTGGATTCAGGAAGCAGCTTCTTCATGAATCGCTCCCACGAATATTCCCATGCGTCTAATATATCTATGTCGCTACTGAAATTATCCAAGCGAACATCCTTTCCCTTTTCAGCTTCCTTTGGATCCCATATTGCAGATTTCAAACCTGCTATCAGAAGTTTGCACTCCGGTAATACCTTCATCCTTCCACTAGCCAGCAATGTATTACCGCAGTACACACGATCCGTAATCTTCTTCTTTGCACTATCACCTATGCTTGCTGTGATACCTGCAGCTCTACATGCTTTGGCTAATCCATTTATCAGATACTGTGCTTCATTATCGGCGAATATGTAGAGTATAGGGATTCCTGGAAACTCCCTCTTCAGCTCCTCGTAAAATATCAAGAAACTTTTATTAAGCTTGTCTGGATCTATATCTCCTTTTTTCCCTTCGATATTTGAATCTTTTACTGCATCGACTTCCTGGAATCTGTAATGAATTGCTGAAGCTACAAATGTTGTTAGCGACCTGTTTCCTCCAAAGTCTATCCCTATCGATATAAAGTGTATGGTTCTTAACCATTCCTGCTTTTCGTTATTATCCTTAAACATCCGAATATGCTTACTTGGGTTATCAGCAAAGCTTTTATATATGACACCCTCTGCAGCACATCTCTCTCCGAGTATGTCTCTCCTGTACCATATTGATGAAGGATCATAGTCTGCCATCAGTTCTTTCTGTCTCTGCTTGCTAATCGTTACGTTATCAAACAAGGTGAAATGCTCGTAATTATATCCACTAGGAAACTCACCTGCAGCTGCTTTCTCAGCATACTTGTCTATGTAATCCTTGTATATCGATGCATATGGATTATCAGGGTTTAAATCCCAAAAGAATTTACGCATCTTAGCTGCTGCCGTACGGTTGATACACTCTTTTATCATTGAATCATGATGCAGATTTATCTCTGTGGCTATCCACATACCATATGAGTTACCACGAACTTTTTTATATGAGTCAGCCTTGCCGCCACCTGCAAATATAACCACTCTTAGTTTCCTGTTTGTAGACGGTCCTTGTATATACAGAGCCTCATTACCCTTGAACTTTCCCCAGTGACATTGCCCTCTGAATATGTGCTCAAGTCCGAATCCGTTTGCATCTCCGATATTAAGTTTTGCATTTCCCAGTGTTGAACCACTAGCTAGATGTAGCTTGTCCTTTGTCCTCTTCAGCTCATGAGCAAAAGCAAATATATTATCCGTTGTCTTACCTGCACGGATAGAACCCTCTGCGACATTATATGTGCAGTCTCTGGATCGCCTCATATATGCCTTGTGCTTATCTCCAAACCTGTAAGGAATACTCTTTCTCTTAACAGGCTCTTTACTCTTCGGTACTGCCATATATCTCTTCCTCTAGGTCATCAACATCTTCAATCTCTGCCCCTTCTCCAGTTAATGCTTTATTGACAGCAGCTGTCTTTGACTTAATATATTCAACTTGAGCCTTTTGCTCTTCTGTGGCTAAGTCCATATGATCCGCTAGCCAGGCTAGAGCCTTTTGCCTATCCTCGAGTTTAATTTTCTTCGTCTGCCCCATAGATATTTCAGCTATCAGAGTTCCGTCTACTTTTGCATCACTCTTGAATCTCATATAGCTTTGCCTTGTTCCATCCTCTGTTTTTTCACTTCCAAATTCTACAAAGTCAGTTATATCCGAGAATGCAATATCTATGTATTTCTGGAAGATATCAGATGGATTTAACATAGCTTTGTTAAGCCTGTTTTCCTTTAGCTCCCTAATACACTTTTTGATTTCAGCATTTTTCAGCATTCTGTATCCATTTGACCCTGCTGTTTTACGGCTACATTTATATGCTTTTTGATATGCTTTTGTAGCATTAAAACAGGTCACATAATATATACAAAATAATTTTTGATTAGAGGTAAGAAAATTATTTTCGACAAGTTTTTCCGCCTCGTCTCCGAGCTCCTTTTTCAGCTGCTTCTCAGTAGCCTTTTTTGACTGCATTTTTTGCAACGTTTTTGGCGTTGCACTTTGCTCCCATTTCCCACGTCTTTTCCATGACCTTAAAGTCGACTCTTTGACCTCTAGTTTTTGGGCAATAAATATTAAGTTTTCACCGCTTTCATAAAGTTCCTTTGCGGCCCTTTTCTTATCTTCATTCGCCTGCATCGTTCTTCCTGCACTGTTTTAAATTCATTAAAAAAACAGCAAACCAATTCCGTTTACTGTTTCGTAAAATAATCTTTTATTACTTATCTAAAGTCCTTTTCTTTTTTGATACATGATATAAATAAACCGCGAAGAAGATACAAATTGCCTTTGCTATATAATCTAGAAGGATATTATCATTTATACTCATTTGAGAGATTGTATTTATCAGTGCATGTGTCATCACACAGATCCATAGACTGTTGGAATAGGCAAATAATGCCGACAAAATAAAAGAGTTGGTTAGTAATCCTAGTAAAAAAACTAGAATATGAATACTCCCTAAACTTCCATCAATATAAAAGAACAAGAGATGCCATACACTCCAACACACAAAAGTAATCAGCGTTGAAGCAATATAGGGAATCTTCTTCTCTAAACCAGGTTGAAATGAATATCTCCACCCTAATTCTTCGATGCCGCCAAATACAATCGCCTTAAGGAAAAGAAGGAACGGTAGAAATAGACTTTCTATTTTAAATCCTCTATTGATTATTACTGAAGAAAACTCCAATATCAGAAAAATCAGTACTAATGTATAGCTTTTTACAGATTGCTTTATTTTGAAAAATTCTTTTATAATTTCTAAGGGTCTTTTGGAATGACATTTAACTTGATAAACGATTCCCCAAAGTGCAGATGATATACCCGCTAAAGAAATAAAGAGTATCCCTAAAAATGAATTATATCCTAATTCAAATCCTCTAAATTTCAGTATTCCAACCAATGCAGCGATAACCGTTATTTGAAGCAGTGTTGGTATTAAATACATTTTGATAATGGCCTTACTCTTCATGATTCATCCTCTAATAAAAATCTCTTTTAAATTACCATCTATATTATACCATTTTTGACATCTTTTCTATATCTAGTTTTTGCGCACAAAAAAAGAGACTGAAGTTTCCTTCAATCTCTTCTCGAATTTTTATGATTAACCTAAACGTTGGCGAGAGTCCGCTGCACGTTGTAGGGCTTGACCAACATAGTTGATACATAACATCATGATTAAGATTAAGATTGTGGCTGGTAACCAAACCCATAATTTGTTT